TAAGTGCAGAAGGCAATTCACATGCACATTATTTCATGATGAAATATGGTGTAAATAAGAATGAGTTTGTGCAGTACTGGCAAAAGAATTATAAAGGTGCAGAATACTCTACTAGATTGACTGACAATCAAGCTGATGAAGTATTAGAAGAATACACAACAAATCTAACTAAGCTAGCACACGAAGATAAGATAGAGCCATTGATTGGTAGATACACAGAACTTGAAGATATCATTAATGTTCTAGCAAAAAAATTCAAAAGCAATGTATTGATGGTAGGTGATCCGGGTGTAGGTAAAACTGCTATTGCTGAAGGATTAGCGCAGCGAATTTATGAAAAAGAATGCCCTGAATTTTTATATGACCATGAAGTATATTCATTAGAAATTGGTTCACTATTGGCAGGCAGCAAGTACAGGGGCGATTTTGAAGAAAAAGTCAAAGCAGTATTAGAAGCACTTAATACTAAAAAGAAAGCTATTTTGTTTATTGATGAAGCACATACTATGCAGGGATCAGGTAGCTCTACTAGTGGATCAATAGATTTTGCTAACATGATTAAACCTGCTATTACAAAAGGTACACTAAAAGTTATCGCAAGTACAACTTGGGAAGAATATTACAAGTCTTTTGAAAAAGATCGTGCCTTAATGCGTAGATTTTATAGAGTATCTATCGATGAACCTACTACTGAATCTACAATTAAAATTCTTACAGGACTAAGTAAAAGGCTAAATGAATTTCATAATGTAGAAATCACTGAAGACGCCATAAAAGCCTCAGTAGAAAATTCAGCACGCTACATTCATGACCGTAAAAATCCTGATAAATCAATTGATTTACTAGATGCAGCATGTGCTAAACAACGAGTAGCAGGTAATTATGGTGCTATTATTACAAAAGAGTTGATTTTTGACCAAGTAGAAAAGTTTACTGGCGTACCTGCTGATAAATTGAACGGCGATAATTACGATAGAATTAGTACACTTGAACTTAATATCAAGAATAAACTTTATGGCCAAGATGATACTGTTCAACAAGTATTAGAGCGAGTTTATGTTTCATTTGCAGGTATTAGTAATGAAACTAAACCCATGTGTAGTTTCTTGTTTTTAGGACCTACAGGTACAGGTAAAACTGAATTGGCAAAATTACTAAGTAAAAACTTAGACATGCCATTACTTAAATATGATATGAGTGAGTTTGGTGAGAAACATGCAGTATCTTCATTGATTGGTCCACCACCTGGTTATGTAGGGTTTGATGATAGTCAAGTTAGTGGTGGAAGATTGATCAATGATTTGAGTAAAAATCCACATTCTATTATGTTGTTTGACGAAGTTGAAAAAGCACATCCTGATATTTTCAATATTTTCTTACAAATACTAGATGAAGGTAGAATTACTGGATCAAACGGTAAGAGTGTATCATGTAAAAATACTGTGATCATTATGAGTAGTAATTTAGGATCAAGTGATGCAGAACGCAATAATATTGGTTTTGGTTCTCAAGAAAAATTAGGTGAAGATGATAAAGCTCTTAAAGATTTCTTCAAGCCTGAATTCCGCAATCGTATTGATTTAATATGCAAATTCAATAAACTAGATACATTGGCTATTAAAAAGATTGTTATCAAATTTACAGATGACTTGCGTAATCAACTACTAGATAAGCATAATATCTCAATAACTATTACTGAGCCAGTTGTAGACTATCTAGCAGAAGTAGGGTATGATAAGAAAATGGGTGCTAGACCCCTATCACGCAAAATTGATGAATTGATTCGTGTACCCCTAAGTAAGAAAATAATTTTTGAGAGAGTCAAAAACGCTAATATTGCTGCTGTTATGAAAGAAAACACTATAGACTTTTTGATTTCTATGAAGCAAACTGCTAGTGTAGGTAACGATGGCATCATTCAAATTAATCAATGATTATAAGACGAATCTATACCATGGCAAGTATAGATTCAAAACCTCTTTTTATATAAATAACCTAGGTAGAACCCGTAATGTTAAAGATATAAGTGAGGTACACTCAAGAGTAAACTGGCTAATTTCTCGTAGATGGGAATCTAAGGATATATTAAAAAATATAGATTTTTCTTTATTGGATAAATTCATTCAATGGAAAAAATCTATAGATCCTGAAAAAGTTTCTACCAGAAGTGATGCGAATAAGTTAACAGTTTACTCAAATGACCTTAATTATTTAAAGACGCTGCCCAATATTTTTGGTATACCACCACTTAGTTATCAAGAGGCAATAGTTGAAAGCTCCGAAAACATTATGTTTTTCGTTAGAACCCCTCCTACTAAGTTTAGAATATATTTAAAGACAGGTAAGTCATCAAATGACTTTAAAAAAAATACAATTGAATTTATAGACAGATATAAAAATACTGATAACGAATTAAAACCCAGTAAAGCTTTACTACATTGGTTACGGCATGGTAATCATCATTGGATAGGATCAAATAAGTATATAGGATATAATCACGAAAGCACTTATATGCTATTGGCACTAATGATGCCTGAAGTTATCAGTAAAAACTATAAACTTGAAAAAAGAAAAGACCAATGATAAATACTCTAATATTGGAGTATAGTTATGGCCAAAATCGTAGAAGAAGTTTTAATAGTTAAATTTAGTAAAATCGTAAAAGATAGTGAAGATGAATCATCTAACTCATTAAGCAATGATATATGTGCTGCAATTGAACAAGTAGCACAAGAATTGGTAGGTGACTCAGTAGTAGTAGAGGTAGTAAAAGCCTAATGTCGCAGACTACTACTCTTATACTTTTACCTGAAACAACTTATTTAAATCCAGGTAATGGTGCACCCTATACAGTAATAGGAAACTCACAGCCTGCGGCTGCCTATTATTTAGGAAATCGTGACTTACAAACGGTCAACATCAAAGCTACTGGTTTAACAGGTAATGTTGTAATTGAAGCTAGTTTAGCTACAACACCTGTCGAGCATGATTGGTTTAAAGTTTATGAGTTAGAAGCCAATGCTAATGCTCCATCAAATTCAGCTACTCAATTAGCATCAAATGCAAGTATATACACAAACATTGAAGGTAACTTTGTTTATATGCGTGCGAAGATTGCCGATTTCGAGGGCGGTGTACTAAGTTTTGCAAAGTTATCTTACTAATATGAAAACTATAGCAATTTATCCAGGAAGATTTCATCCCTTTCATAAAGGACATGCTGATAGCTTTAGACAGCTTGCGGATAAATTTGGTACAAAAAACACATATTTAGCTATATCAGCTAAACAAGAACAACCTAAAAGTCCCTTCAGCGCGGCTGATCGTGCTAAGATGGCTATGGCATTAGGCATACCTAAAGAAAATATAATTAGTGTAAACAATCCTTATGCAGCTACAGAATATATAGAACGCTTTGAAAAAGCAGGCATAGATCCTGAAAACACTGTATTAGTTTTTGGTGTAAGTAAAAAGGATATGGAGGGTGTACCTGAAATGAACATTCCGCCTGATCCTAGATTTAGTTTCAAACCCAAGAAAGATGGTAGCGCCAGCTATCTGCAACCGTATACAGATAAAAATTTAGCACCAATGACTAGCCATGCTTATATTGTAAGTACTGATGTCGCTGAGTTCCCTATCGCAGGAGAAGCAATGAAAGATGCTAGTGCGATTAGAAAAGCATATATGGCAGGTGACGATGCTATGAAAATGAAAATTCTTCAAGACTTATATGGAGAAAAAGCGGCAAAAATACTAAAACCTGTTTTCGATGCTAATTTACAATTGAATGAAAGTATTACCCATTACATAAAGAAACTGATGCCATTGATCAAAGAAGCCAGCCCAAAACAGAAAAATCAGTTAGTGAAGTTATTGTCGGAAGCTAAGAAAAAACTCGTTAAAAATCAAATAGTTATAAAAGAAAATTTAGATTATTTAGAAGAAAAATAAAAAATTTCAATTGCCTCGTTCCTGTGTAAATAATTTTATCTTTACAAGAGGAAAACATGGCAACTAAAAAATCTAAGACAGAAAAGAAAATTCCTGTAGAAGCAGTTCAGGAATTAGCACAACAGGCTCAAGAATCCACAGTACAAACAGAGCAAACTCAACAACCACAACCTGGTCAAATTCAAGTTAATGTAGATTTCTTGCGTACAACTAGAGTTCACATTGCAATGCCATGTTACGGTGGCATGTTGACAGAATCAGTATTCATGTCATTTATTAAATGGGCTAATACTGCTCGTCAATTAGGTATTGATTGGACACTAGAAACAATGGTTAACGAATCATTGATTAGCCGCGCTCGCAATACACTAACTGCTAAATTCCTAGATATGCCAGATGCAACACATTTGTTCTTCGTTGATGCAGACATTGGTTGGGAGCCATGGCACTTACTAGTTCTACTAAACCGCGATGTCGATGTTATCGCAGGTCTATATCCAATGAAGTCTATGCCAATTAAATGGGTAGTAAATGGATTCGAAGGTGCTGAAGAAGGTCCTGATGGATTACAAGAAGTTTCAAAAGCTGGTACAGGTTTCTTATTGATGAAGAAACATGTATTTGAAAAATCAAATGCACACCCTGCAGTAAAGCCATACAAGAATGATATTGGAATGGATCCAAAGTTCGACAAACATCTAAAAACTTACTTTGATACTGCGGTTCGTCAGAACCGTTATTACAGTGAAGATTGGACATTCTGCGAGAACTGGCGCGATCTAGGTGGTAAAATTTGGGTAGACAAGCGTGTTCTACTACGCCACTCAGGATCATATGTATTCTGCATGGAAAATCAAGAACATCTGCTAAAAACAATTGGACCAATGTATGTAGATTTCTTGAAGTCAAAGAATCTAAAAGTAGTTGATGATAGCGGCAATGTAGTTGCTGAATTACCAACATCATAAAATATATTTTTAGGGGTTTAAAAGGGACTTTAAGTCCCTTTTTTTTGATAAATTGTAATAATTCGGTAATAATTAAATGCTATTATTACTAAACTTCATCTACAAGGAGAAAGATATGAAGAAAACCATAACTGCTATTTCAGGATTGATTTTGTCTATCACTGCATTAGCTCAAACCTCATCAGCCACAGGAACAGGAGCAACATTTCCCGCACCAATATATTCTAAATGGGCTCAAAGCTACCACGCTGAAACAGGCAATAAAATAAACTATACCCCTGTAGGTTCATCAGGCGGAATTACTCAAATTAATAAACGAACAGTAGATTTTGGTGCAACTGATGATCCAGTTAAACCTGAGGATCTATCAAAGAGTGGACAATACCAATTCCCTACTGTAATAGGTGGAATAGTTGCTATCTATAACTTAAAGGGTATAGCATCTGAGGAAATAGTGTTAGATGGTAAGACTCTAGCAGATATTTACGAAGGTAAAATTTCAAAATGGAATGATTCCGCATTAGTTAAATTGAATCCTAAAGTATCATTGCCTGATATGGCCATAACTGTTGTAGCTCGCAGCGATGGTTCTGGGACAACCGCGGTATTTACAGATTATCTTTCAATCGTAAGTGATTCATTTCGTGAATCAACTGGACCAGGAAAGGTAGTAAATTGGAAATCAAAGAATTTGGTTGGTGGTCGTGGCAACGCAGGTGTTGCTGCAACAGTGGTCAAGATTGAGGGAGCTATCGGTTATGTAGAATATGCTTTTGCAAAACAGGCTAAAATTCCATATACAACCATGATTAATAAAAAAGGTGAGGTAGTTAGAGCAGATGACCTTACATTTGCAAAATCAGCAGCAATGGGTAATTGGAATGTACCTGGCATGGCAGCAAATCTAAATAATCTAGATGGATGGCCCATAACTTCAGCCACATTCATACTCATTTATGAAAAAGATCCAGGAAATAATAAAGCAGTTATTGATTTTTGGCGTTGGGTATTTGCTAAAGGTGATAAAGAAGCCATTGATTTAGATTATGTTCCGTTACCAAAAATTGTAAAGGACAGGGTATTAGCTGACTTTAAAAAATTAGGATTATAAAACTATAAATTAATCAGTAAAAGGACCTTAGGGTCCTTTTTTATGGATATTAAAATGAACAAAAAATCGTTACCACATTATTTAGAAGTATTTGAAAAGCGAATAAACGCACAAAAAGAAAAGATAAAAGCAGAATTATCTAAAGAAAAGAATAATAGAGATAAGAAAGTATTAAAGAAATTACTACATGATATAAAAGGATTAAGGAAAGCCGTCAACGATGCTAAAGAGGACCATGCAACTAAATGTCCTCATTGCGGCCACAAGTTATAGCATAAATACTTGTATGAATACAAAACAACTTGAATCCTTCCAACTATCTGATGCTATAAGCCTTCATGACAAACTTAATCCTAAGTTGTTTGTGAATAATAAACCACGGATAGAAGTTAAGCAACAACTACTTAAAATCGCTAAAGATTTTATTTCAGAGTTGGGCATTAAAGATTTAGATGTTAAAGATATTACAATATCAGGATCTAATGCAGCCTACACCTATACTCCTCATAGTGACTTAGATTTACATATATTAGTTGATATGTCTAAATTACCCAATGACGAGGTATATAAAGAATTATTCAATGCTAAAAAAACAATATACAATGATACACATGATATAAAAATTCATGGAGTTCCTGTAGAATTATATGTACAAGATAGTGCTGAACCAGTAATTAGTTTAGGTGAATATAGTTTAATGAAAAATAAATGGCTGCGAATTCCAGTAAAACGCAGAGCTAGCTTTGATCAAAATATTACTAAGTCAAAGTATAATAAACTATATGATTTAATAAAAGTCGCTTTAAAATCTAAAAGCTTAGATAAAGTTTCTGAACTTCTAAAAACATTACGCAGATATCGTCAAGTTGGTCTAGACAAAGCAGGTGAGTTTAGTCCTGAAAATTTAGCATATAAAGCACTACGCAGTCAGGGATGGTTAACAAAATTATATAACTTAAGAGATAAATTACATTCGCGTGATTTAAGTATTGAAAGCATATATGCTACAGAAAGTAAAATGATAGAAGCGAAACCTCAATATAAAGAGATTGAGTTTGTTTGTGCAAACCCTGAGTTTCCAGATGCAACAGACCCTAAGTTGCAGCGCAAGATGTATGATGAATTAAAGAAAATACCAGGAGTTATTCCACTATTTCAAAATCAAGGTGATTATAGCGAAGGTCAAATGAGTTTGACTGCTATTTACAAAGATCCAAATATTAAACAATTCATACTTAAACTAGCAAAAAGTTTAGGGGTGGCAGTTGATTTAATTCAGCCGGTTAATGATAATTATGTTGACAGGGCTATCAGAGGAGAACATGAAGGTCAAATAACAGATGAAGATTATGATCCAAATGGTCCTCCCCCTGGACCTGAGTTTAAACCAACTATGCCAGCAGGTACCGTGAAAGTAGATGTAAGTGATGTTTATGATTGGTACAAGTTAGGTCAGCATATTAGTAACATGAAAGGTCTAGGTAAACATGACTTTGGTAAGGGTCCTCCCAGCACTATACTTTCATTTGGTGATGAAGATACAGAACACAAATATATTAACGATTTAGGAAAAACAGGGCTAACAACTACTGATATCGATCCAATAGATCCTAAACAGCCTAAAGGTATGAAGAAGCAGAAAGTAGATCCTACCTATAATGTCAACGAGAAATCTAGTAAATTAAAAGAATCAGTTAATACAAAAGATGAAATATACAATTATCCAAAACTTGATAGAATATTAAAGAAAATATCTGATTTAGTTATTAAAGGCCAAGACAGCGACAAAGACTATGGTATGGTCGGTGCAGGTGTACTAGATTCAGATAATAGATTAGTAGCTAGATTAAATTATCCAGTTAGTAAGGGTAAGCGAGTACATGCAGAACGCGCAGCAATTGAAGCATATGAAAGTAAGTATGGTACATTACCAAAAGATTGTATTATCATAACTACTCTAAGTCCATGCAATGAATATGGTACTGATATGGCAGATGGGCGTGAAGGGGGCAGTTGTACAGATTATCTCAATAGCAAAGGTATAAAAAAAGTATATTGTGGGTATATGGATCCTTCGCAATACAATGATGATAGAGAATTTAATATCATAGAAACCAGTGATAAAAATTTGCGTAAGTTATGTAAAGAATTTGCTGATACTTTTTTGCAACATGATATCAGTGAGTCAACAGATGAGTTAATACAAGAAGGTATAAGTCCCATAGTGTATCACTACACTAGGGCTATAACTGCAAGAAATATACTATCAACCGGTAAGTTTCAGTTGAGTAGTACATTAGGTAGTGCAGAAGAGCAATATGCTCCCAAAGGTTATCCTTACTTTTTAAGTACTACCCGCACACGCCGAGGCGGTTATCATGATTCTATTGGTAGTGATGCAGTATTGTTTGTACTAGATGGTACTTGGTATAGCAGGCATTATAAAGGTGCTCCTATAGATTATTGGTTAAACCGAGATCCTCTACAAAGTAATCATAGAGCGCATGAAGCTGAAGATAGAATATTCAGCAAAGATCCTACAATGAGTATTGATGGTGTTACAGCAATTCATATTTATGTTTCCCCTGATGCAGAACCGCAGACTAGAGCATGGGCTAGACAAACTTTAATTTTGGCTAAACGAGCAGGAATCACCGCGTATTTTTATACAGATAAAGATGCTTGGAGAAATCAAGATACACGAAAATTGGGCGATGTGTCTGTACTTAAAGGTCAAGATACTACCAGAGGTTATGTTCGTAGACACAAGGGTTATTTGATACCATGGGTAGAATTGGTTAACGCAAAAGATAAAAGTCAGCTAAGTAAAAAAGCTGATTCTTTAAGATATTCGTTACAATACAGTTATGATAAGGAAAGTGCGGCACAAGGATTAGCAAATGATTTAAGTAATGCTCGCAAACCCAATTCAGGTCCAGATAGAGAACACGCAGTTAATATCATTAAGTATATGCAGGCAAATAAGTTGAACACAGTTAAAGACTTAGTAAATAATTTAACTGATAAATGGAAATCTGTAGAAAAAGTAGATGAAAGTGCTTCCGGATATATTCCCAGTGAAAGTGAGAAGAATGATCCAAGATACAAAACAGCATTAACAGTGGATGTTAAGCCTGACACACTTAAAAAGAATGCTAAAGCGTTTGGGTTTAAAGTCAATAGAGCAGGAATCCCTCCCTTGTTACGCAAATAATCAAAACATCAAACCATAACTAAGTTTGATAAATAGTATATTACTATTGGATTTAGTCATGAAAATCACGCATATAATATCAGAAACGACTACTAGTGGCTCAGTTGCCACAGTAGCTGCTCCCTTATTCAAGCAAAGCCGTAAAGGTGGCAATTTACTTACCGGCACAAAAACAAAAAAGAAATATGCTAATAGCATAAGCGAAGGTAAGATGAAAGAATTAGCTATGGACTTGAAATCAGGTAAAGATGGACTTACTGATGAAGAATTCAAAAAGAAATATGGCGTAACAAAACAAGAAATGCGTAAATCTTTAGGATCAAAACCTGAACAAGTAAAAGAAGCAGAGATTAGTGAACAAGACTTGATCTTAGTCCCAGGTCAAGGTCGCAAATTCAAAACAGGATTTGTGCCACACGCTCAAGATAGAACAGATCATGAAGTAGAGATGGCATTAAGTGATTTATTTCAGGCAGCAAAAAATGCTAAAGAAGTTTATCAAATAGTTAAAACATATAGTGAAGAAGAAGGACTTGAAGGTTGGGTACAAGAAAAAATTATCAAAGCAAATGACTATCTAAACACTATTCGTGAATACTTAGAACACAGACAACTAACTAAAGAAGGTATGAAGGGTGCTATGGTAGGGGGTGCTGCAGGAGCAGCTATCACTAAAACTCCAATGGGAGCATTAAAGGGTGCAAGTTTAGGCAGTGATATAGAAGATATGTTTAAAGAAGCTATTCATGGTGCAGGTGTAATTGGAAACGGTATGGCAGGAGAGAGTGCAAACCACCAAGTAGAAGGTGGACCAATGACTAAAGCAATGGATACTCTTAGTGAAATACTTAACGCCGCAGATGAACAAAAAGATATCAAAGTTAAAATAGGAAATAAAATAGGTCCTATTTCTAAAGAATATGCAAATACTATAAAATTATTATTCTCTAGGGCAAACGCTGTAGGTAAAGGTGATAGATTTGTGAAACTATTTACATCAGTGCCAAGTTTTGTAGAGTTGATAACTAATCCACAATTTAAAAAAGCACACATTCAAGCAAATATCAAGAAAGCTAGCCCTGAAGGATTTCGCGGTACAGCAATCTATAAACATATGGATAAAGCTACTTCAGGTGTAGAAGAAAAACCTAAATTTGATATTGTAGCTGAAAAGGCAGTTAGCAAAGCACAGCAAAAATTCATGGGTATAGTTCACGCAGCACAAAAAGGTGAAAAGCCTGCAAGTAAAGAAGTAGCAAAAGTATCTAAAACTATGTCTAAAAAAGCTGCTAAAGACTATGCTCAAACAAAGCATAAAGGCTTACCTGAAAAGAAAAAGGATTGAATATGAGTAATATTCTCAAAGGTCTTATATTTGAGGAGGAACAGACTTCCTATAGTATACATTTAAAAGATAACGACAAACCGTTATTGAAATACAATTCAATACCTGAATTAAAATCTGCTTATGCAGGCCTTACAAAAAAATATCCTGACAGAGAATTTATTATCAAAAAAACCTCATGCTCAACAACAGAATTGGGAAGACCAGAATTCTTAGAATCTGCCCAAAAAATATCTGAAGAGGAATTAAATGAAGATTTGCGTAAGTGGTTCAAAGAGAAATGGGTTAGATTTGGTCCTGATGGCAAAATCCGTGGTGATTGCGCTAGAGGTGATGATAGTGAAGGTAAACCAAAATGCCTACCCCAAGCTAAAGCACATAGTTTAGGTAAGAAAGGTCGTAAGTATGCTGCCAGTAAAAAGCGTAGAGAAGATCCCGATCCTGAGCGTAGTGGTCCAGCAAAGAATGTTGCTACCAAGAAAAAGTCAAATGAGAGTATGGTGGAAGGTGCTGATGTAGAATACATTGTTGTTATTCGTGACGAACAAGGTAAAAGATCAATCCGTATTAGTGCGTTGACACCGACTGATGCCAAAGAAAAAGCAGAAGCACAGGGTTATAGAGTATTGAAGGTCAAAGATCCTCAGGAAAAATATTATTTTAGAGAGCAAGATGTGTCGGAAGAACAACTTGATGAACTAAAATGTTGGCCAGGTTATTCAAGAGTTCAAGGTGTACCTGCAGGTGCTCCAGGTAGTTGTAAAAAGAAAACAAATGAAGAACACGATGAAAAATGTCCACATTGTAATGGTCCAATGTTTAGCGAAGAACTAATGAATGAAAAGCAAGACGCTTGCTATTACAAAGTAAAAAGCCGTTATAAAGTTTGGCCCAGTGCATATGCTAGTGGTGCATTAGTAAAATGTCGTAAGAAAGGTGCTAAAAACTGGGGCAATAAGAGTGAAAGTGCCATTATGCGAGGTCTACAATCAGAAAGTTTGGGTACTCAATATCCTACTACATATGAAGAAGAAAATGAACCTTTTAAAAGTAAGGGCCAGCGTAGAACAGGCACACTAACCACAGAAGAAGAATTAGACGAGAAGTGGAGCAATAAATATAAGAGAAGTATCGACTGCTCAAATCCAAAAGGATTTTCACAAAGAGCACATTGCCAAGGTAAGAAAAAATGACCAACGATCAGGTAGATTTTTATATAAACAGAAAAGGATATCCTAAATGCCAATAACATTTCAAAACATAACCATAGAAGGTGGACTTAGTATTAATTCAGCCACTTCATCTTTCATGAGTGCTACAGGTGGAACCGTTACTACTGACGGAAATTTTAAAATTCATACATTCACTACAGGTGGTACATTTTCAGTACTATCTAGCCCCAGTGCGGTTAGTTACCTAGTACTTGCAGGTGGCGGCGGCGGTGGTGGCCATCAAACAAACGACAAAGGCGGAGGTGGTGGCGGTGCTGGCGGACTTCTAATATCTACTGCTACGCTAACAGCTACTGGAGATTACACTATTGTTGTAGGTGCAGGCGGAGCAGGTGGCGTTGGCACCAGTGGTACAGCAAACGGTACCAGAGGAAGTAATGGAAATAACTCATCAGTTGCTGGACCCTCATTATCAACTGTAACTGCTACAGGTGGCGGTGGCGGTGGCCCAGGCTTTTCTGGCGGCCCACATAACGGAAGTGCAGGTGGTTCAGGTGGTGGTGCTGTAGCTCCAGGCGTAGGTGGCGGCACTGGCGGTACAGCTACATCAGGTCAGGGTAATGCAGGTGGTGGCAGTCCTTCAGCAAACAATTCAGGTGGTGGTGGTGGCGCTAGTGCTGCAGGTGGTAATAACGCTGCTGGATCTTCTGGCGCAGGTGGTGCCGGATCTGCTTCTTCAATAACAGGCACATCAGTAACTTATGCAGGCGGTGGTGGTGGTGGTGCTTATAGCGGTACTGGTGGCGGCGCCGGCGCAGGTGGCGGTGGTGCTGGTAAAGATGCTAGTGGTGGTGCAGGCGATCCTGGTACAAATGGTCTAGGTGGTGGTGGTGGTGGCGCAGGTGGCTTTAGTGCTACTGCTGCAAACGGCGGCAAGGGCGGTGACGGTGTTGTTATCATTAGATATCAATTCCAATAAAAACTAAAATAAATAACTACCAAGTATTCTAATAAAATGATAAATATTAGAATACTTGGGGTTAAAAATGTTAGCAGATAATCTAAAAATATTACTAGCAAGCACACAAAGCTTTGCTATTAAAAGTCAAAATTTTCATTGGAATATAGAGGGCAGTGATTTCCCCCAATACCATGCCTTCTATGATACTCTTTATAGTGATGTATCAGGAACTTTAGATCAAATAGCAGAGTACATTAGAGTATTAGATCATTATACTCCTGGCAGTCTTCAAAGATATGCTGAACTCACTATCATACAAGATCAAGTAAAAATACCTCGCGCTGAACTAATGTTTCAAGAAAGTTTAGCAGATACACAAAAAATGATTGAGCTAGTAGTTGCTATGTTTGATCAAGCCACAGAAGAACGCCAACAAGGCATAGCTAATTTTATGGCTGAACTACAAGATTTATATGGCAAAAAAGCTTGGTTTATTCGTTCAACATTAAAAAGAGAACGAGAATAAATGCGAGCGCAAGAACTTTTATCAGAGTTAAGCTATCCTGGTAATATAGGAATGATGGAACTTATGAAGTTTCAAAAGATAGCTACGCCTGAACAAAAAGTGCGAATGAAGTTCTTACTATCTACTGATAAAAAAGCAGCATGGGATTTATTAAAACATGTTACTGGTGTAAAACTACAAGAAGAAACTCTAACAGAAATTGATATGAGTCCTAGTAACCTACGGAAACTAGCGGCTAGTATCGGTGCTTTAGCTGGTATGGAATTTGAAATGGTTGTACCTAATGTAGAAGACGAAGAAGGTGATATGGAGCCTGACTTCGACAGCGATGATAGAGTTAGTAGTTTTTCTGGTATAGAAGATTTTTTTCTAGGCAACGGTGATGTTAATGGTCGCAGAGAAGTAGATAGATTAATGGAAAAAATTCAGGATTATTATAATGAATGGGCCAGTGAAAAACTAAGCGAACTTTGGCAAGATGAAAAAGATGACTTCTTCAGAAATGAAATGAAAGATGAATTTGATTTTGATGAAATTAAAGAAAGAGCAGCAGAAGAATTGGGTCTAGATCCTGATGACGATGAAGTAACTGCTCGTGTCTCAGAGGTGTTTGATGAATTTGTTGAAGATGAATGGGACAACCAAGGTAGAACATATCAGCGGGTGTATGATAGTTGGATGGAAGATCAAGACCCACCAGACGAAAGTGATTTCTTTAGTAGTCAAGGTTGGCGTTGGATGCAGAATATTTATGAGGAATACTCAAGATATATCGAATGGCCTTATTACAGGCAAACCAATGATGGAGGGCCATCACTAGAAACTATAGGTGAACAATTCAGCGATATGATTGGTAAGCCTGTAAATGTTAGTAGCAGATATCATGGAGCAAAGAGAAATCCTGGAGAATACTCATTAGAAACAGATGGTAGTATAGATACTGACGGCGATGGGGCAGGTTTAGAATTTATTACGCCACCTATGCCAATTGATGAATTGTTAAAAGATTTAAACAAAACGATAAACTGGGCAAAAAGAAACGGTGCTACTACAAATCAATCAACAGGCTTACATATGAATGTAAGTATACCTAATGCAAACTTTAGAGATTTAGATTATACTAAATTAGCTTTGCTATTAGGTGACAACTATGTATTAGATCAATTTGGCAGAGCAGCAAATTCTTATACAAAGGGCGCCCTAGAAAAGATTACAGGTACTATGAAATATAAGCCTGAAGAAGTTCAAAATTTACTAAATCAAATGCGTTTAGGATTGAATAAGTTGGCAGCAAATAGTATTGTAGAAAGTTATGGTAAATACACAAGTATTAATCCTAAAGAAGGGTATGTAGAATTTCGTAGTCCCGGTGGTGATTGGTTAAACGAAGATATTGGTAAACTAACAAATACATTGTTGCGATTTGTAGTAGCACTTGATGCGGCACTCGATCCCCAAAAATATCGACAAGAATATTTGAAAAAGTTGTATCAACTATTACAGCCTAAATCTGAAGAAGATCCATTAGCCATCTTTGCTAAGTATAGTGCAGGTGCTTTACCTAAATCCGCATTGAAGAGTTTCATTAAACAATCACAACTAATAAGAAATATAAAAGCAGGCAAACCCCAGGCCCAAGGTAAAAATTGGTGGCTGGTAAAACAAATAGATGGTGCTGGATCCATTGAAGTAGTTGCTACTAATGAACAAGAGGCAAAAGCCCGTGCTAGAGCAAGTTGGGGAATATCAATACCTGATAACAGATTAGACGCCAAGCCAGTTAGAGCATATGATTTGGATTACCAACAAAATGAACTTACCGCTCCTCAGGCCCAACAAGATATTCGCCAGTTTGAAGTATTTTCAGTTGATCAACCTAATAGGCGTATTGGAGTATTCACATCAACACAAGACAATGCCCGAACCCGGTTTAGACAATTTTTAAGTGGTATGGATATAAATAGCCCCGCGGGCTTAGGATATAGGGAACTAACATGAAATTAATCGCAATAGTATTATTATCTTTTTTACCCATAATAGGCTTTAGCAAACCAGCACAACCAGTTGTATATGACTTTAAGATTATTTCAATTGTTGATGGTGACACTGTAAAATTTGAAGCTAAATTTTTGCCCCCTCCTCTTAAGCCTGAACTAAGTGTAAGAGTATATGGTGTCGATACTCCTGAAAAAGGATTTAGAGCTAAATGCCCAGAAGAAGATAAGAGAGGCAGAGAAGCTACCGCTTATACAAAAGCTGTTTTATCTAACGCAACTAAATTACAAGTAGTATTAATGGGTTGGGACAAATATGGTGGTAGAGTATTAGGTGATATATTAGTTGATGGTCAATCTCTGCGTTATTTATTGATTGCTAATGGTTATGCAAGAGAATATTTTGGGGAAGCTAAACAAAGTTGGTGTCCAACAAAATGAGATACCATGAAATAGCCCAAGAAGCAGAAAGAAATACACGATCTGCCAAAGAAATAGAAAAAACTTTAAAACAGGCTGGATATAAACGCTTGGGTACTGGTGCTGACGCCACAGCATGGATGAAAGATCAGGGCACTGTTATTAAAATAATAATGCCAGACTTAAATGAAGATAGATCAGTAGCTGCCAACATTTTCTACAAATTTTATGAATTCTGCCAACAAAATTCTCAATATGAAAACTTACCTAAATTTATAGATATAGGTGGTAAACATCACGCTGAATTCAACATAGGTGGTAAAGACTATATACAAATTGCTATGGAACAACTTTATCCTATTGACGAATATGGAATAGAAGGTGATATAGTAAATATTTTTTCAGATCGCGCAACTAAAAAAGAACAATGGGATGTAGTTAAACGCAAACTCTTTGATATAAATTTCATACGATCAGATAGTGATGATCCCGAAAAAACATTGCAATATATAAAGTCGCTAGATGAGACAGGTTGGATAAAATTACAAATATTATATCAGTTAATGGCTATACTATATAACACAGGTAGAATAAACAAATTTGGCTGGGATCTACACACAGGTAATGTAATGAAGCGTAAAGACGGAACAATGGTAATAACTGACCCCTGGTTCAGTTATATGGGAAGTAGATAAGAATTCACCTTGGGACCTTTGTAGTTAGGTGATGGGCGGCTACTGCCCTGATACATATGATTCGCTACCATATCTTCTAAAAGTAGTACTAACGATAAATATCATAATGCGTTATAATGAGATTATTATAGAAACGGCTGTAACTGAGTTAAGGGATAAATTACCTTCATTAGATAAACACGACTATAACACCATAGACAAACTGATGAGGAAAATTTCTAAAAAATATAAATTATCAGCCGATGCACTACATGATATATTTGTAAAAAAATACAAGAAAAATCCTGACAATTGGATTAAAAACAAACTTGACGAAATTGATTCTTCAGAACTTGACATAGAGCAAGAGGTTAACCAATTCGTAGATTGGACTTGTAAAAAATTAAATATAGCAAATAAACCCAAAATTGAACTAAGCCAAGATACAGAAGAAGCTCAGGGAAATCATCATACAGGTGGACATGCACCTGGATCTGGTGAAATTTGGGTATATGCTAAAAATCGTAATTTGGTCGACATACTTAGAACAGTATTTCATGAATTAGTTCATGTTAGACAACATGAATTGGGTATGATTGGTCCAAATGATAGTTATCCAGGCAGCCCAATTGAAGCCATGGCAGATATGTTAGCTGGGAAATATATCAAAGTTTATGGTAAAAAATACAACCACATCTTTCAATAAGGAGAATAGTAATGATAATACAATCTAATGGTTTAACTATTTTGGGAGGAATGACATTATCTGAAGGAGGTGGTGCACCACCTGGTCCAAGTGGATATGATAATGTCACTGGGTATAATGAAATGCCTCCTCCAGTTACAGCAGGTGGTGATTTAGAAGATCCTACTGCTACAGTCAATGGTTCAATAGGATTCACAATTAATGATCCCACTAAAACAGGTATTGCTATTAACGCATTAACTGAAAGCAATAAAACATTCTTTGCTACTTACGGTACGGGTACGAAAACTTGTACTTGGGGACCGGGAAGTACAGTAGCATCAAGTACTATTACTGTTGTTACTAATAATCCACTTGGCTTCCCTCAGTTGGTATTCCGTATTGAGGGACAAACAGGTGCCGCAACTTACAATTATCCATTTACATTTAGTTAAGAAGAAAAATAATTATTGTTTTGGGTTATAAACTTTACCCATATTACTTTCAAATTTATCCATTTTATGCTATAATAGAGATATTGTAGCATAAAATTTTTATACCCAAATGATCAAACTACTTTTTCCACTTCCTAAACAACTTACCGTCGCCTTTAGTGGTGGGGTAGACAGCGTTGCTGTGGTAGATTTCTTACGAAAGAAACATGAGGTTACTTGTGCTTTTTTCCATCACGGTACAGAAAATAGCGAAAGGGCATTTGAATTCGTAAGTAAGTTTTCTAGTAAACATAACTTACCCTTACTAGTGGGCTTCTTGCGTGGAGATAAGCCAAAAGATTTGAGTCAGGAAGAGTTTTGGCGCCAAGAAAGGTATAACTTCCTATCTCGTGATGGTATGGGCCCAGTAGTTACAGCACATCATTTGGATGATTGTGTGGAAACATATCTTTGGTCATGTATGCATGGTACTCCCAAAGTGATCCCATCGACTCGCAATAATGTTATTCGTCCTTTCCTCACTACACCTAAAAGTGAATTTGTTAGCTGGTGCCAGCGCAAAGACCTAGAATGGTGTGAAGACACTAGTAATCAGGATGAAAAATACACCAGAAATTATGTTAGAAAGCATTTGGTACCACATGCACTTAAAGTGAATCCTGGGTTACATACTGTAGTTCGCAAAATCGTAGAAAAAAACCTATAATTTAAATAGGTCAATTCACTATTGACTTTCATAGTGATATCAAGTATAATCTGTCTATTATCTTTTTAAAGGAGAAGCAATGACAAGCCGAGTATTTTCTAATGAACAAAAAGCACGACTAACACAAGTCATCAATGAAGGGTGCCAAACTCTTCACGAAATCGATTCATTAAATGGTGGACTTTCCGACCTAATCAAAGCGGTAGCCGAAGAAATGGAAATTAAACCTGCCACATTGAAAAAAGCATTAAAAATTGCCCATAAAGCAAGTTTAACCAAAACAAATCAAGATCACGAAGAACTAAACGAAATCCTAGAAACTGTTGGAAAAACTCTGTAATGTCATATGTTGATGCCCTGTTTGAACGCGACAAAGACAAGATTATTGTCGTAGAACGGGATAAGAATGGTGTTCGTCAATATCGTGATTATCCTGCAAATTATATATTCTATTATCCTGACCATAAAGGTAAGTATAGGGGCACTGATGGCAAATCGGTAAGTAGGTTTTCAACCAGAAAACGCGGTGAATTTGAAAAAGAAAAGCGTATTCATGGCAGCAAGAATCTATATGAAAGTGATATCAATGTAGTATTCAGATGTTTGAGTGAAAACTATTTAGATATTGAACCTCCTAAACTGCATACATGTTTTTTTGACATTGAAGTTGACTTTGATCCTGAAAAAGGATTCTCGCCTACCTCTGATCCTTTTAATCCAGTTACTGCTATTTCTCTGTACTTGGATTGGCTTGACCAATTAGTAACTTTGGTCATTGCTCCTAAACACATGACAGATGAAACTGCCAATCAAATCGTAAATCAATTTGAAAATTGCATTCTATTTAAGAGTGAAATAGAAATGTTTGAAACATTCTTTCAACTGATTGATGATTCAGATGTTATGACGGGTTGGAACTCAGAGGGATATGATATACCCTATATGGTAAATCGTGTTACTCGCGTGATGAGTAAAGATGATACTCGCAGATTTTGTTTGTTAGATCAACTTCCTAAGCCTAGGGAATATGAAAGATTTGGT